TATGTGTGTGTCATTCGCTCGTACAACCCAACGACACAGAAGCTCCGCGAGTACGCCTACAAGTATCACTCCAAAGCCCGCAATCGCTTGTTAAAGCTTGCGGATACTGAGGAGGAGGTGACCATTCTGACTCAAGACATCATCGGAACTCTTAACTACCTGCCTTGATGATCCATGAATTTTCTTACGACGGATGAATTTTCTGAACTGCTGGAGGGTGAATCCATGACGGTCTTTCCTGATGGGCTTGCGTGTTTTGCATACGAGCGGGATTCCCTTGAGCCAACCCCTGAGGAACTGGTACGTCTGTACTACACTACTTCGTCCTGTTGGTAGGCGATGACAATCCTGTATCTCCCTGGTTTACATGTCCGTTGGTCTGAAGTAAATCTACTGCGATTCTGCCGCACCAAGGGTTCCACTCATGTAATTCTGGGAAAGGTCGAGCTAGTATGTGATTGGTTCTAGCCACGTAGTCATGGATTCCACGCCGGCATTACTTGTTGACCCAAAAGCCAAACGCATTTACGAAGCTATCGAATTGCTGCGGATTCTGGATCGGGAAATGCCGGCTCAGCTGGTCTCCACATTTCTTTACATTGCAGCGTATGAACCGGTGGACACCTTGCAAATCGGCAAGGCCACCGGTTTAGCCAAGAGCAGTGTGAGTCGAAACACTGACTGGTTGTCGAGCCATCACCGGATTAAGACCCGTGTTGGTCTTGGTCTTATCACCAAGGAGGCTAATCCCCTGAATTGGCGTACACGTATCTGCCGGTTGACACCCAAAGGTACTGCACTTCTTTACCAAATCAAGGATCAAATCTATGGAGACTCTGACTAAACTCGGTCAGTGTATTGACTACACGTACCGCACGAGAGAAGCATGGATCCAAGAGCGGCTCCGCATGTCCAAGCACGACATGTCCAACTGTGCCGTTCACTATGTGATTCAGCACATCCTCAACGCTCGTGGCCCTGGCTTTGCGATCAAGCACCTCGACGAAGAGCATGTCTCTGAGTTGATGTATGAGTTAGAGGATGAGAGGGGGTGGTCACCACGGACCACCAACAAGATCCCCACGTATTTGGGCACAGTTCTTACCCACTGCTGGGAAAAGAAGAAGATCAAAGCCTTGCCGTACCACAAGTACATCAAGCGCAAGGTCGATGATCGCCGCATCCATTGGTTCTCCAAAGATGAGGTTGAACAGCTCTACTACACCGCGTTGGATCCGTTCCGGCGCAGGGACTTAGCTGACAACATCCTAGTGGCTGCCTACACAGGTGGCCGTCAGACGGAGATCCTCAAGCTCACGGCTAAGGATGTCGATCTGGGCCAGCGGTTAATCCACTTTGGTGGCCGCCCTGATGGCCATGTCACCAAGGCCCGCAACTGGCGAGCGATTCCCATTGAGGATCGTATCTTTGACATCATTGAACGCCGTTGCCGGGAGAACTCGGGTCGGTTGTTCCCTGAGTTCACGCGAGCCGAACAGCTCCGCCGTGCCTACAACAAAGTGTTGGACCATCTCAAGATTGACAACCACTATGTCTATCACACACTGCGCCATAGCTTTGCTACGTGGCTCAACGATAAGGGTGTGCCCATTGCCACGATTCAAGCCTTGATGGGTCACAAACACATCGACAGCACGATGGTGTATCTCAAGGTCAGCCCCCGCGCCAAGGTCGAGGCGATGAGGGGTCTGTCCGACCAACCCCGCGTTACGACGCCCAAAGTTGAGCCGGTAGTGGCACCTGCTATGGTCATGCCTGACCCACAGGTCTGGGCAAAGTTCCTGGAATTCCAGGCCTTTGAGCAGGCCCGTCAAATGGCTCTGTTGCAGGCTTCCCAGCCCGTCTAGCAGCGTCTACTGGGTCGGGTGCTACGCTCCCATCCATGGAGAAACGGTTCAGTTTCTGACCCGCGCTCCTAGACAACCAGGCCAAAACCCAGGCCACCACTTGCGGATGTGGCGGAATTGGTAGACGCGCTAGTTTCAGGTTCCACATAGGAAATCGTTCCACTGAATCAACCGAGCCGGGGGAAACCCCGGTTTTTCTTTGCCTATCTGGGTTCCACTAGACCAACGACTCGTGACTTGTTCTAGTAGCAGGTTGTTCTAGTTCTCGTTGTAGTACTTACCAACTTAAAATCTATGACAACGCCAGCTCTAATTGAAGAGCAGATGGCTTTTGAACTGCAGGCCATTTCATGCGGCCACGAACGGCTGATTAAAAACACTGAGAAACTTGAAGCACGTTCTTATGCGTCAGCATCAGTGTATGGAACTCCAAGTATTAAGGCAGCATTGCCAGAGGTGGCAAGGGTTATCGAGGACACACTGCTCAGGATCCACAAGGGAAAGAACGGCAGGGACTTCGCCACGATCCACCAATACTTGGAGGAGATCGAGCCAGAGGCAGCAGCCGCCATCGCCCTCAAGATCGCCTTTGACAAAGTCTTCAGCCCTCGGGACAAGGTCAATGAGATCGCCTCGGTGATCACCTCCATTGGTGCGGCCCTGGAGCAGGAGGCACAGCTGCGCTGGTATCAATCCCAGGATCCAGAGCTGTTGGACCGCATCCGGCGCAAGTACTGGCACAGCAGTTGCGGATCGCGGCAGAAAGTGACGATTGCCCGAACCTTAATGAATCGTCACGATTACACGTGGCAAACCTGGGGGTCCGTGGTGCGGGCAAAGCTCGGGGCCTGGCTGTTGGACTGTGTCATGCAGGCCACTGGCTGGTTTGAACGGGTCACCGTGAAGCGGTTCAACGGCACACCCACGCTGATCATCCCCAGCCAGCGCTTTGCCGAGCTGCGCGATGAGCTGATGCGGGAGGCCCTGCTGTTTGCTCCGATGGCCTGGCCGATGCTGATCCCTCCTCGGGATTGGTCACCGATCAGCCCTGGTGGATACCTCATGAATGAGGTCATGAAGGGCCATGAAATGGTGCGTCGCGGTGATGACGGACTAATACAGGGGAACACTCCTCTCCTGTTTCTGAACAAGCTCCAGAAGGTGGCCTACACCCTCAACCCTGTAGTCGTGGAAACGGCGGAGGTGTTGATGGAACGGGGCTACAGGCTGGGCAAGTTCTTGCCGATTGTCGAACTCCCGTTGCCGAATAAGCCATGGGATATCGCGGACAACGAGGAAGCACGGCAAGCTTACCGGCGAGCTGCTGCTGAGGCCATGAACGAGAACGCTGCGTCCTTCAAACGGTCGTGTCGAACTCGGATGACCATGGATACGGTGAAGCTGTTTAAAGGGCGGGGCAGGTTCTATCTGCCGTGGTCATTTGACTACCGAGGACGGACTTATCCAATCCCAGCCTTTCTCACACCGCAGGATACGGACTTCGGGAAATCCCTTCTGAAGTTCGCAGAGCCCAGCTTCATGACACCAGAGGCTGAGCAGTGGTTGGCCTTTCAAGTCGCTACAACATATGGTCTTGACAAGGCCACCATGGAGGATCGCCAGATTTGGGTCAAGGACAACCTCTCCTTGATTTCTCGTGTCGCTTCGGATCCACTTGGGCAACTGAGTGATTGGGAAGGAGCCGATGAGCCCTGGCAGTTCCTTGTAGCTTGTGAGGAATACAACGCCTGTGTCATTGAGTGTTCACGTAGTTGGACATCTTTGCCTGTGGCTGTAGATGCTACGTGTAGTGGACTTCAGATCCTCGCTGGGCTCGCAAGAGATCAATCAACGGCACGATACGTAAATGTATTGAATGGTGAGAAGCCGCAGGATGCCTATAAGGCGGTTGCGGATAGTGCTAGGACTCGCTTACCGGATCACTTGGCAGTTCTCTTAGATCGAAAGGTTACAAAGAGGACTTGCCTCACAATACCTTATAACTCAACCAGGCACTCAAACCGTCAGTACATCCGTGATGCATTGAAGGAAAAAGGTGCTGAGTTTACTCCTGAAGAGTTGACCTTGATTGTCAATGCTGTAAGGGATGCCATGTTTGAAATTTTTCCTGGCCCAATGCGGGTCATGGATTGGATCAAGCAGGAAGTTGGAGCTGCGTTCAAGCGGGGCGCTGATCACCTGCAGTGGCAGACACCATCTGGTTTCGTTGTAAAACAAAACCGGAGAAAGCGGAAGATTAAAACAGTCAATCTTCAGGTACTTGGCCGCTGTGAAGTCAACCTCACGACCGGCTTTGAAGGTCCAGATGTCAACGGACACAAGTCCAGCACTGCACCAAACCTGATCCACTCCCTGGATGCCAGCCTTTTGCACATGGCATTCCTGAAGTTCACTGCACCCTTCACCGTCATCCACGACTCAGTTCTGTGCCGTGCCACAGATATGTCTGAGTTGAACCGTGTAGTCAGGGAGACCTACTACGAAATCTTTGCCAACGGCAACTTCCTTCAGGAGTTTGCTGACGCAATTGGAGCAGAGACAGACCCACCAATCATCGGGGATCTCGATCTCGACTCTGTACTTGAATCCACTTACTTTTTTTGTTAATCAAACATGGGCACCACTCACGTAATCAAGGACAAGACTTTCACTCTTGAGGGCTTTCAGTCTCCCTTCAAGGCAGGTAAGTTTGGCACTTGTGGGATCAAAGTGATTGTTGATCAAGATACTGTAGACACTCTGGAAGCAGAGCGTGATGACATGATCACAAGCAAGATCCAAAAGCAACCTGATCCAAAGCGTTGGGTTGCTGCACGTAACACGAAATGGTCTGATGTTGATGATGGAAAGTATGTCATCAACTTCACTTGGAAGCCCGACCAAGCACCTGTGTTTGTGGATAGTGAAGGCACTGTAATCACTGAAGAGATTCCCCTTTACAGTGGCAGTGCTGTGAAGATCAAATTTGATCACTATCCTTACCCGGACAATACCCGCAAGGAAGTAAACACGACCTGCAAGCTCCTGAAGGTTCAGGTTATTAGCTGTAGCGGTGGTGCTGGGGTGGACAGTGGTGGTCTGGATTTTGACAAAACTGAAGGCTTCAAGCTTGGTACACCACGTGTGTCTATGAATCCTCCCGATGAAGACACTAACGACGATTTCTGATTGAGTCATGGCATTCCGCTCTGGGTTGGAAGAGAAGGTTGCTGATCTTCTCACCAACCTGGGGGTTAAGTACGAATACGAGTCAACCAAAGTTCCATACGTGCTTCGGTGTAATTACACGCCGGACTTCTTGCTGCCAAATTCTGTCTTTCTTGAGACGAAGGGTCACCTCACCGAGGAGGACCGCCGCAAGATGAAAGCAGTGAAGGAAGCCAACCCTGAGTTGGACATTCGTTTCGTCTTTCAATCCCCCTACAACAAGATCTACAAAGGATCAAAGACAACCTACGCCAAGTGGGCCGAGAAACACGGCTTCCTGTGGTGTGCTTACCACTCCATCCCTATTGAATGGTTGACCTAAAAGTAATTAAAGATCTTGCGGCCAACCTGATCATGGCCCTTGATAAGCACTCGTCTCCCAATGACATCGTCGAAGGATTTGAGGATGCCCTTGATGAGTACGAAGAATTGATCCAACGATTCCATGCATCAAGCCAGCCACGCTGTACAAAGTGAGTTCTCTGCTCATGAACCCTGCCCTGCTTGTGGATCACGAAACAATCTGGGGCGTTACGACGACGGTCACGGCTACTGCTTTGGTTGTGGCTATTGGGAACCTGCTTCTGGTGATGTTGTACAAAGACAAAAGGAATTCATGACCTTCACCCTTAAAGGTGCCCCTGGACCACTTCCACGTCGAAAGATTAGTGAAGAGGTCTGCCGAAAGTATCGTGTACAGCGCGATGACAAGCGGCTGTACTTCCATTACTTCACGCGTGAAGGAACATGTACTGGTGCAAAGGTTAAGACCGCCGACAAACAATTCAGTTGGGAGGGCAGTAATCCTGAGCACACATTCTTTGGACAGCATCTCTTCCCAAGCACTGGAAAGAGAGTGGTTATCACCGAAGGAGAACTCGATGCGCTTTCGTGTTGTGAAGCTATGCCGGGGTGGCCGATGGTTTCAATATCGGATGGTGCCCATTCGGCAAAGCGGTCGATACAAAGGCAGCTTGAGTGGCTCCAGGGCTACGAAGAGATTGTGTTGTTCTTCGACAATGACGACCCTGGCCGTCAAGCGGCGAAGGATGCAGCAAGCGTTCTCCCACCAGGCAAGGTTAAGATCGCTCGCCTCAATGATTGGAAGGATGCTTCCGATGCATTACAGGCAGGCGAGGCACAAAAGATTAGAGAAGCGATCTGGAATGCGATTCCATTCCGCCCAGATGGCATTGTCGATGCGAAGAACCTCCTTGAAGTAATCACCACTCCAAATCCACCTTGTGCTCATGAGTACCCCTACAGCGGTCTGCAAACGAAACTACACGGGATCAGATATGGAGAGCTTGTCACAGTTACTGCAGGCTCTGGTATTGGTAAATCCAGCTTCTGTCGTGAACTCGCAACTCACCTTCTCAACAGCGGAGAACGGGTTGGCTACTTGGCGCTTGAGGAGAGTAACCGTAGAACCGCCTTGGGATTGATGTCTGTTGCCGAAGGAAAGGCCTTCCACATTGGTGAACACGAACGTGAAACGCTAATTCAAGCGTATGACAAAACAATCAAAGACTGGAGCCTTTACCTCTTTGATGGGTTTGGGTCTTTTGATCCTGATGTTATCTACAACCGTATCGAGTATCTGGCTCAAGGCTTGGATGTCAAAGTTGTCATCCTTGACCACCTCAGCATCCTACTGAGTGGGCTAGACGGTGATGAAAGGCGGATGCTGGATGTGACGATGACCAGATTGCGTTCACTTGTTGAACGGACTGGCATTGCGATGTTCCTTGTATCTCACTTGCGTCGGACAACCAATGACAAGAATCACGAGGAAGGGGCTCGCGTCACATTGGGACAGCTGAGGGGATCTGCGTCTATATCGCAGCTAAGTGATGCCGTTATTGCCTTGGAACGCGATCAACAAGCTGACTCCAACACAACTATACGAGTCCTCAAAAATCGGTACTCCGGTGAAGTTGGGCCTTGTTGTGAGCTTACTTACGACCTTGACACCTGTCGTTTTACTGAACACAAACTTGAAGATGAATTCCAACCAAACCCGGACTTCTAACTACGAGCAACTCCTTCAACGTCCAAAGCCGCCGTCTCCAGAAATGGTGCAACGAGCGCAACCCTTCCGAGCCGACACCATCCAGGTAATGGAAGCGGTGATCAGAACTCCAAAGTATCAGTATCCCACTGAATGACTGACGACACCCTCATCATCTGCACACCAGATGAGCTAGTAGCCATGCACAGCCGTGGTGAAGTAGGTGAGACCGGTTTCTGCATCACCCTTGAGGCATTGTTTGAGGTGTTGTGTGAGCACTACGGAGTTAACCCGCATTGGAGTCCCACTGATGTCTACTAATGAACCTTCTCTTTGACATCGAGACAGACGGCCTCTACAACAACGTAACCCAGATTCATTGTGTTGCTATCAAAGACCTTGGTAACGGTGAAACTTATGTCTTCAATGATGTCGGTACTCAGCCACCCATTTCACGTGGTATTGCGATGCTGGAGGAGGCTGACACGATCATTGGTCACAATGTGATCGGGTATGACGTACCAGTAATTCAGAAGTTCTATGCATGGTTTACCCCAAAGCGGCCTCTTGACACTCTTATTCTTTCTCGCCTTTATCATCCTGACCTTCTTAAGATCGACCGAAAGGTGAACGACAAGGGAGAGTCAGTGTGCCGCTGGAAAGACATGCCACTGAAGCTGGTAGGTAGGCATTCACTTGAAGCTTACGGCTATCGACTAAAGGTGTACAAAGGTACATTCGCAAAACACACCGACTGGAAGGAATGGTCTCAAGAAATGGAGGATTACTGCAAACAAGACCTAGAGGTCACTCAACAACTATGGAAACATTTCCAGAAATACCTGGATGGGTCTTACTTGAACACCAAGTTGCAGAAATCCTGACCAGACAAGAACTCCATGGATGGTACTTCGACGAGCGATCCGCTTATGAGTTGGAATCGGAACTACGATCTTCACTTGAATCGTTGTCAGCAGCTCTCCGCAGACGGCACCCTTTCGTTGCGGGAAGCGAGTTTACTCCTCGTCGCCCTAACAAGACCACGGGATATTTCACTGGATGCACTTTTACGCGCATCAAGGATCTTAACCCCACCAGTCGAGAGCACATCGCCTGGGTGATGAAGGAGTTCTACGGATGGAAACCTACTCAGTTCACTGACAAAGGGAAAGCAACCGTGGATGAAGTTGTCTTGACGGACATCGGCACTCCAATTGCTCTGGAGTTTCTCCAGTGCTTGGAATTGAAAAAGCAGCTTGGCATGTTGACGGAAGGCATCAATGCCTGGCTAAAGCTTTGTCGAAATGGTCGAGTCCATCACCACTGTTCAGTTGCAACAAACACGCATCGATGTGCTCATCGAAATCCAAACCTAGGACAAGTCCCTTCGGATGCACGATTCAGACGATTATTCCAATCAACTCCAGGACTATGCATGGTTGGCGCCGATCTTAGCGGCATCGAGTTGCGGATGTTTGCGCATTACCTTAGTCGTTATGACGATGGGCGCTATGGTGAAATCCTGCTTAATGGTGATATCCACCAAGTTAATGCCGACAAGATTGGCATTAGTCGTAAGCTCGTCAAGACCGTTACCTATGCTTTTCTTTACGGGGCTGGGAACGAAAAGATCGGACTCTCATATGACCCTCAACTTCCAACCGTTAAGGCAAGAAAGAAGGGTGCAGAAATACGTCAAGCGTATCTCGATGCAATTGAAGGTCTTGAGAGCCTTGTTAATGCCGTCAAGGAAAAGGTTCAATCAGCTGGCTATGTCAATTCAATTGACGGACGACGTATCGCTGTTGATGGCCCCCATAAGGCGCTGAACTACCTGCTGCAATCAGGAGCTGGTGTCATCGCAAAGCGTTGGATGCTAATTGCCAACGATCAACTGAAACAACTGAATATTGATGCACATCAGTTGGGGTTTATACACGACGAAGTGCAGTTTGAATGTAACCCCGCTCATGCGGACACTCTAATGTTTAATCTTGAACTCGCAGCAGCTCAATCTGGAGAGTACTACAACCTCCGAATTCCAATCGCCGCTGAAGCTAGTACCGGGAAAACCTGGGCTGAAACCCACTGACTGCAACAGAAAGGGTGACTACTGGGAGTTGCACACCTCACTAGTTGCTTGGAAAAAGGGTGCTGAAGTCTTCAAAAACATAGGCTGTAGTGGGGATACAGATCTAGTGATATCGCACAAGGGGCACCTCTTGAAGTGTGATGTGAAGGTAATGACTAAACGTGGAAGAAACTACTACGCTCCACAAATTGGAAGAGTCGCGCCTGGTGTGTACATGATCGCAGTACATCCAATCACACATCAGATTAGTTGGCATCCAAAGACAGTGCCGGCTGGCCTTGAAAACTTCTGGGAAAAATAAATGCCACCACTCAAATCAAAAACAAACCTAGCCCACAAACAATTTGAATCACGTGCCAAGTTCAAGCATACCCGCCAAGGGAACGGGACCCGGTCACTCCAAAAGGACACAAAGAAACTGCGACGAGGTCAGGGTAAATGACACTACTCATTGACGCTGATTACCTCGCATACAAATCATGTGCAGCCTGCGAAGACGAGACAGACTTTGGTAATGACGTAATCGTTGTCACCAGTCGGTTCTCCGATGTCTTGGACATGTTCCAACGGGAACTCAACAGCATTGTCGAGTGTCTCGGTGGGATGGATGATGTGATGCTGTTCTTCAGCAGCCCTACAAATTTCAGGAAGAAAATTTCTCCCGAATACAAAGGACACCGAACTCGTAAGAAGCCATGCGGCTACAAACGTTTGCTCAACTGGTGCGGCGATAACTACGACACGATCATGATTGACGACCTGGAAGCAGATGATGCTCTGGGTGTCTTCGCTACTGATCCTGTTGAGGCTGATGCTGGCCACATCTTGTGTTCACCAGACAAAGACATGCGGCAGATCCCTGGTCAACTATTTGACCTAACAAACCCTGTGACTGAAATCACCAAGGAGATGGGGGATCGTTGGCACCTGATTCAAACGATGAGTGGTGACCAGACGGATGGCTACGGAGGTGTTCCTGGGATTGGAATCAAACGGGCTGTGGCTCTGTTTGAAAAGAAAGGTTGGACATGGGACACCGTTGTTGAAACCTTTGAAGAAAAAGGACTGACTGCTGATGATGCTCTTTCTAATGCACGGCTTGCCAAAATCCTTCAATACGAAAACTTCGACCGTGACACAAACACCCCAGTCCTTTGGACCCCCACCTCCAGTGATGGAGCTGACAATGGAACAACAGTTCAAGCTGCGGCGGCTGACGGATCTGCTGCCTGACGCCAAGAAGGAAGACATCATCACGGTCTTCATGGCACTACAGCATCAGAACTTTGTTCTTTCAAACACCGTATCTAACCTAGTTAAACAATGGCCAATGCCAAGGGACCAGGCTACTACAAACGTGGAAGCATAGAAGTTTGGGATTTTGTCCGTGACCAGCAACTCAACTACCACTTAGGAAATGCAATCAAATACATCTGCCGTGCTGGACACAAAGACGACGCACTCGCAGACCTCGACAAAGCAATCCACTACCTCGAAAACGAACGTGAGTTTCTACGAAACAGCTGCCTACGAGTTCAGGAACAAGTACGAGCAGCCGCTCGGGCTGACGACTTCCTCTTTGAATCTGCAGCAGAATTTGATCGATGAGGAGCACCTTGAACTTGCTCATGCGTTCTTGCTGCTGAAGCAGGACATCACGAACAAGCGGGCACGGGCTCACATGCTAAAGGAGCTGGCTGATCTGACGTATGTCATCCACCAAATGGCTGCTTGCTTTGGGTGGGATCTGCAAACTGCATACAACCGAGTGCATGGAAGCAACATGTCCAAGCTCGGTGAGGATGGAAAGCCTATCCACCGAGAGGATGGAAAGATCCTCAAAGGACCGAACTACTACGAACCTGAATTGATTGATCTTGTATGACCGAAGAGCAGCAAGCTGTACTGGAAGCAGCTATTGACTTAGTCAATGGTGGGCTGGATGCAGAGGAAGCTATGTACTGCTATCGGGTCATTCAGAACTACGTACTTAATTGTCCAAAGAAACCTAGTAATGAAGACTGAACAAATTGCACGAACTGGCCGTGTAGAAAACTGGATCAACGATCCAACCTCCCGACTTCCTGTCTCCTGCACCGTCTTCGTTGTGGAAGACACCATGGAAGGACCAAATGGAATTGAAGCAAGCTGGCGTTTCGTCAGCCACGCCTTGCGCTACGGAGCTGGTGTAGCGGTCCACCTGTCTAAGCTCCGACCTAAGGGTGATGAGAACGGGAAAGGGCTTGTAGCCTCTGGCCCCGTCTCCTTCGCCAAGATCTACTCGACCCTGAATGAAGTACTCCGACGCGGGGGTGTTTACAAGAACGGTGCTGTCGTGTGCCATCTTGACCTTAACCATCCTGACATCCTTGAGTTTATTGAAGCTAATCGATCTGATCTTCCTTGGGTAAAGCGGTGTGTAAACATCAATCCCCATTGGTGGACTGAAGCTTCTCAAGAGGTTCGGGATGCTCTGATCTTTGGTATCAAGCGTGGAGACATTTGGCTCAACAAAACAAAGGTAGACAAAGATGGAAATCGTATCCGAGGAAACGTATGCCTGGAAGTGTACCTGCCTTCACGAGGAACCTGTCTTCTGCAGCATGTCAACCTCGGGGGATGTGAACTCGATGACATTCAAGGTGCGTTTGTCAACGGAATGTCCGAGCTGTGCAGCCTACACTCCAAAACGAATGTCGGAGATAGTGGGGAGTACCTACCTAGCGAGACTGATCGCCAAGTCGGTCTCGGAATGCTTGGCCTTGCCAACCTACTCCGACGCTATGGAGTCTCTTACAAAGAGTTCGGTGAAGCCCTCACAAAGGTGAATGCAGGTCGTGACTTTCGTAATGAAGTAGAGACTCCTGCTGTGCTGATTGCTAAGGCACTGAAGGAAGGTGTCGAAGCTGCTGCCCAGGTGGCTCGCTTCTACTCGATGGATCGTGCCTTTGCCATCGCTCCTACTGCCTCGTGCAGCTACCGCTACAAAGACCTCGATGGGTACACCACCTGTCCTGAGATCGCTCCTCCTATTGCCCGCCAGGTTGACCGTGATAGCGGTACGTTTGGTGTCCAGAGCTTTGACTACGGTCCAGTTGAGATCGCATCTGAAGTTGGCTGGGATGACTACTTCAATGTAGCCAATGGTGTCGTCTCACTCCTCAACGGTACAGGCCTCCTGCACGGTTACTCATTCAACAGTTGGAGCGATGTCGTCACATACGACGAAGCGTTCATTGAAGAGTGGTTGAACTCGCCACAAACGTCGCTGTATTACAGCCTTCAAGTGATGAGTGATGTACAGGATAAGTCCAGTGCATACGCTGCATTGGATGAGGCTGAGGTTGACGACTACCTGGATTCCATCCTTGGCGATCCAGCACCAGATTGTAATTGTGGAGAGTAATGAATCCCTATCAAAAGCTACAGAATAGAAAGCGGACCTGGACTCCTGTTCAGACAACTGCTGGACAAGTAAAGGAAGGTGCAGAGGAAGTCATCTTCCGAGCCCTGGCAATGCGTCACATGGAACTACCCGTTGGAGACTTCATTGAATCTGCTCTTAGTGAAATTCCAGTTCTATCGCAAGACCTACTGCGATCCAATATCAAAGACGAAGAAAACCACGACCTGGCTCTCGGCTACATTGCCAATGCTCTCGGCGTTGATCCGAAAGCTGAGGAAGAAGCCAAGAGAATTAGAGAAGCGTGGACGACGCATCCTGATCACACAGTCCTCAAGGCACTGGTGGCCGAGCGTGCGGTGTTCTTCGTACTACTCCCACTGTTTAGGTTTAATGGTGACGCTGGACTCAGGACCGTATCAGCTGACATCAGCCGAGATGAACAGATCCACGTTGCTGCCAACAGTATCGTATGCCGAGAGCTTGGGCTTACGCCCTCTGCAAGTCTCGACAAACTCCGTAAGGCAACAATAAATTGGGTGATGCAGCCGTTGAAGGCAGCAAGTCCTGATAAGTATCTAAGCAAAAAATTTTGGCTGGATGCAAGCGACCGTCTGATGTACGAAGGTAAGGCACCCGAACTTTCCGAGACCAAACGAGGACGAGTTCCGGCTTTCTTTGAACATGCAAATACAAACCTCCCGCAATATGCTTAACCTCGGCCTTACGGTCGAGCGACTTGTGCAAGAGCTGGAGGATAACTTCCCCCAGTTCCTGCCACAACCAAGCGATCCAGTAAACATGATCATGTACAAGAGTGGTCAGCGTTCAGTGGTCGAGTGGATTGTTAACCGATTATCCGACGAGGATTTAAATGGCCAAGAATAACAACAAGAAGGCAGATCCGCCTTCGGTACGCCAAGCGATCAAGGATCTTGGATCAAACGGCAACCTTAGCAAGAACGAGGTTATGAAGATCTCGAATCAAACTGGTAAGGATGTCGATCAAGTCATCCGCCAGCTTGATAAGGTCAACGCAAACAGTGCTGCTAATAACAAGGCACCTATTGGTCTTGGTAGTGCAGCATTCAATAGCTTGCTGCAGACTCCGACTTCACGCACCGTTATGGGTCAGTCGCCGGCAAGTCTTGGCCTGAGTGATCCGTACAACAACTACGGTAGTGGTGCTATCGGCCAAGCAGTTACACAAGCCAAAGGAACTTCTGATTTCAATGGTACGAGTACTGCCGGTACAGGTAAGATCCCTCAAGGTCAGCAAGTTATCGGTTCCTACAACGGAGCACCTCAGCTGCAGATCAAACCACAAGCAGTTGCGAATGCTAGTTCCTCCGGCCGTGGGGCTGGTCCTTATGACGGCATGGAAATTAAACCATCCGATCCAAATGGTCCGGGTCCTTGGGCTCCTGGAACTGGTGCTGGTGGCGGAGAAGCGGCACCGCCACTGTTGCCTGAAGAAAAGCCCGACCCAATTGCACTCAGCAGTGGAACGGGCTCTACTGTTGACGGCACGGCTACGTCTTTCCGTCGTAAGAGGTCAACGGCTCGTGCTGCCGGTTTGACTAGTCGTGGTACTGGTCAGTTCCGTAACACCCTTAAGGTCGGTTCTGCTTCCGGCGTCAATATTGGCATGTAAAGATGACAGCTCGTACACGGTATGATTATCTCACACGAAACCGTACACAGACTCTCGACGTTGCTGTTCAGTGTTCCGAACTGACTCTTCCCTATCTGATTCAACAGGAAGAGTACGTCGGTCGAACCTCCTACAAGCGTCTGATTACTCCGTGGCAAAGCGTTGGTGCAAAGGGTGTGGTGACGTTGGCATCGAAACTGATGCTTGCTCTCCTACCTCCACAGACCAGCTTCTTTAAGCTACAGATTAATGATTCCAAGTTAGGTGTTGAGCTTCCGGCAGAGGCACGGTCTGAACTGGACCTGAGCTTTGCCAAGCTTGAACGGATGGTGATGGACTCGATTGCTGCAAGCAGTGATCGGGTTGTGATTCACCAAGCAATCAAGCACCTTGTGGTTGGAGGTAATGCTCTGATCTACATGGGTAAGGAAGGTCTTAAGTTGTATCCGCTGAACCGGTACGTTGTAGACCGAGATGGTAACGGCCAGGTGATTGAGATCGTCACCAAGGAGCGCATCAGTAAGAAGCTATTGGGACCACTGGCTACGGCTGTACCTAATGCTCCTGGTGATGACGGCTCGAATGACGAAGAAGACGTTGAAGTCTTCACCCATGTCCGACGTGATAACAACCGTTGGATCTGGCACCAAGAAGTTCTGGATAAGATCCTTCCTGGGTCAATGGGTAAAGCACCTATTGATGCAAGTCCTTGGCTTCCATTGAGGTTTAACACCGTTGATGGTGAATGCTTCGGGCGTGGTCGCGTTGAGGAATTCCTCGGTGACTTGCGTTCTCTTGAAGCGTTGATGCAAGCGTTGGTTGAAGGTTCTGCTGCTGCTGCAAAAGTGGTCTTTGTTGTGTCTCCTAGTAGTACGACAAAGCCTGCAACTATTGCTGCTGCTGGAAATGGCGCCATCGTCCAGGGGCGACCCGACGACATCGGTGTCATCCAGGTTGGCAAAACTGCTGACTTCCGTACAGCTGCTGAGATGGCATCAACACTTGAACGGCGAATCAGCGAAGCAATGCTTGTACTGAATCCACGTCAGAGTGAACGCACTACTGCTGAAGAAGTGCGGATGACTCAGATGGAACTGGAGCAACAACTCGGTGGACTATTCAGTCTTCTGACTGTTGAGTTCCTGATTCCATATCTGAATCGAAAACTGAATGTGATGCAACGAAGCGGTGAAATCGTCAGGCTTCCAAAGGGTCTGGTTAATCCAACCATCGTTGCTGGTATCAACGCTCTTGGTCGTGGTCAAGATCGGGAAAGCCTTACATCGTTCCTGCAGACGATTGCCCAGACCATTGGACCTGAAGCTCTTAGTAAGTACATCAACCCCGACGAGGCAATCAAGCGTCTTGCTGCTGCCCAAGGCATCGATGTACTGAACCTGATCAAGAGCATGGAAGCACAACAAGCTGAGATGCAACAACAGATGGGTATGCAGAAGGAGATGGCTCTGGTCAACCAGACTGCTGCTCTTGCAGGTACACCGCTGTTCGATCCCAGCAAGAATCCAGATGCAATGACTTTACTCAATGGACAAACAGACACCCAGCAAGCCCCAACGGGTCAAGAAGGAACCCCTCCACCCGGTCTCTAATCCTCTTACCCAGGAAGACCGCGAAGAGTTCAATGAAAACAAATACGCCCGTCGTACCAACCTGATTGGTAAATCGACCATTGGTCGTCCTAATCGTGTTGAGTCGGTTGGTCTTGGTAATCTAAAAGTACAAACTTCTTATGGCATTCAACCTGACGTATGACCCCTCCGACGATCCGACAGCTCTTGAAGAGGCTGAGGCTCGTGACTCTGAAAGTCTGGAGATTGGTGAACGTCTAGCACAAGAACAAGAAGCCCTGTTGGCTGGTAAGTATCGTGACGCTGAAGAGCTGGAACGTGCTTACCTTGAACTTCAATCGAGGTTCAGTCAGCGTGGACAGGAACCCGAAGCCGAGGAACCTGAAGTAGCAGAGCAGGAAGAAGAGGTGATCGAGGAGGGAGACTATTCCTTCCTTAATCGTCTTGCTGAGGAGGCTGACTCTGGTCAGTTTTCTGATGAAACTCTGCAAGCTCTGGAGGGGATGTCAGCTGCTGATATTGCTGATATGTTCCTCAGCTACCGACAGAACGCTGAGCCTCAAGTTGAGAGCTATGCTCTTGATGAGACTGATGTCAGTGAACTAAAGGGTGTTGCTGGTGGTGAGCAGCAATACAACAACATGATGGCATGGGCAGCTCAGAACCTTTCACCGGAGGAGATTCAGGTCTATGACCAAGTTATGGACCGTGGAGATCCTCAAGCTATTTACTTTGCTATTCAGGCTTTGAGCTACCGATTCAATGATTCCGTTGGGTATGACGGTCAGCTGTTGACCGGTAACGCTGCACGAACTGTGGATGCATTCCGCAGTCAGGCAGAGGTTGTCCGTGCAATGAGTGATCCTCGCTATGAAAACGATCCGGCCTACCGGCAGGATGTGTATGACAAGCTGGAACGTTCCAACCTCCAGTACTAGTCAAGTAAAAACGTGACAGTCGAGTAAGCAATATAAAAGTCCTTTGCAATGAACTAATGCTAACTCTGACACTTACACTTGCTTCTCTCGCTTCGTGGTATGGCATTCCATATCACGGTAGACGCACCGCTTCTGGTGAGATCTACAACATGAATGCACACACTGCTGCTCACCGCACACTCCCATTTGGAACCAAAGTCCGAGTGTGTAGCACCACAACCAAGAGGTGTACGAATGTCACTATTAATGATCGTGGACCTTTTGTTCATGGTCGTGATATTGATTTGAGTAGGGCAGCAGCTGATGCGATTGGCTTGAGGAGCATGGGTGTAGGTCAAGTAACCATCACACCGGTACATTAATCATGACCTATTCAGGCGCCACTACATTCAATGTCCCGAACAATCGGCATGCGGAGCATGTTGAGACTCTCGGCATTCCTACCGTAGCTAGGCAACTTACTGCTACTACAACTTCTGCTAATACAGCATTGACTGCCAACATCTCTCGTATCAGTATCCGTGCTCGCGGTTGTGATATTCGATATGTAGTTGGCGTCGGTACTCAAACTGCTAATGCCTCTACTGGCCACTTCATTGCCAACGGTGAGCGGCTTGATCTGGCTGTACCGTTTGGTGCAAACATTGCTGTCATTCGTGAATCTGCAGCTACTGTAAATGGTAGCTTGGCCCTTACCGAGCTTACCTAATCATGAGACTGCTTGGCACCAAGCTGGCGGCAAACTCTTCGCATCGTGGGTTTGGTGACCAGCTTTATGACCTATCAGGTCAACTACCTTCATTAGATCTCAACTTCGCTGCTAACAAGAGTCTTATTGATTCCGCAAGTGGCCAGAACCTTGTCACCTTCACCCGCGCCAGCAGCGGCACCTACGTGGGCAGCGACGGGCTGATTCGGACGGCGGTGACGAACCTCCTGCTGCGGAGTGAGGAGTTTGAGAGTGCGAGTTGGACGCCTGGCCAAACCAGCGTCAACGCAAATGTGATTCAGAGCCCCAATGGAAGCCTCACGGCAGATAAGTTAATTGAAAACAGCAATACTAGCACTCATTTAATTCAACAAATTATTGCTCATACTTCTGGGACTACTTACACAGCGTCGTGTTTTGTAAAAGTTGCAGAACGAACGTTTTTTAGCATTGCATTTGGCTCCGGATTTATAGGAGCTCAAGCTAATTCGTTTTTTGATCTATCTAATGGCACTACGCCAACATCAGGAGCGACTGTTGTTAATGTTGGCGATGGATGGTTTCGATGCTCATTTACAGTTGCTGCAACCGCCAGCGCGTCGTCTGCGGTTCAATTTAGATTAGCAACTAGCACTTCTGTTGCCAACTACACTGGCGATAACACCTCCGGTATTTACCTCTGGGGAGCCCAACTAGAGCAGTCGTCTAGTGTGGGTGAATACATCCCTACTACCAGCACGATTAACAGTGCGCCCCGCTTCGACCACAACCCCACGACCGGCGAAAGCCTGGGGCTGCTGGTGGAGGAGCAGAGGACGAACCTGCTGCTGCAGAGCAATGGGTTTGATACGACATGGATAAACACACTATCAAGTGAAACAGCCGCCGCTGGAATTGCACCAGACGGAACAAACACAGCTTGGGAGCTAAGGGATACGTTGGACGCGTCTTCCAATAACCACATCATTACACAACCAGGTATAGCTTTTGCTAGCGGCACTGCTTATACATTCTCCGTGTTTGCGAAACGGGGTACTCTAGAAAGTGTCGCAGTGGTGTTTCCGTCAGCAATGCTTGGGAATGCAACTATTGGAATAAAGGCGAATATCACCAACGGAACAATAGTGGCAAGCGCCACTGGTGCCACAAACATAATTACTGCTTACCCAAACGGCTGGTATCGAATTACCACCACCATGACTGCTACGACCAGTGGCACTGGTGCTATGCAAATTCGCACGGCTCTATTAATTGGCGGAACAGGAACTACTTACCAAGGCGACGGCACCGGCACCATCCTGATCTGGGGTGCGCAGCTAGAAGCCGGCGCTTTCCCCACCAGCTACATCCCCACAACAACCGCAACGGTCACCCGCAGTGCAGACGTGGCCAGCATCACGGGGGCGAACTTCAGCAGCTGGTATCGGCAGGATGAGGGGACGGTGTTTAGTCAGGCCATTCTTCCACCTGGAGCATTTAATACAATTGTTAACATTAACACTACAAACAACGACACTATTACTAGCCGTACAACAGCAACACAAGCAAACTTTAATGTAGTCGTTAGCGGAACAACTCAGACAGGAGCACTGAATATATCTTATTCCCCTTATACGGTTCTTAAGTCGGTTGGCTGCTACGCATTAAATGATTTTGCTTTGTCAGCAAATGGCGCCACTCCAGTAACGGACGCAACGGGAACAGTTCCAGCAGTTATTCAAGCAAATATTGGTCGTAACGCGGCTAATACTAATTACGCTAACGGCACTATTGCGCGTTTAGCCTACTGGCCCCAGCGCCTCAGCAACTCCACGCTCCAGGCGGTGACGCAATGACCCACTACCTACGCTTTCCCGATGCCGTATCTGGCATGACTGCCTTGGACAATGCAGGGCTGTTGGATGACGGGTTGAACCCCATCACGGCTAGTCACACCCATGCACTGGATGTAATCGGCACCATCTCCATCGGCGGTGAGTACGACCCAGAAACTGGCGAGGTGCTGGCGCCTCCCACGGTGCTGGACGGCTGGCATGTGAACTACATCGGTGAGCTGCCCGAGGGCTGGGACGCCTATGTGGTCAGCCCTGAGCAGCCGGTGCGAGTATTCGCATAACAATAACTGGACTGGGGACACCTCAGAGTCGGATCCCCTTTTCTTTGACTATTGGCCCGCTAAGGCGGACACCCTTTAGTCATTGACAGTCTGGAGAGACAGACAAAAAACAAAACACTTGAATGCACATGACATCACGTCTTGTGAATTCCTAACCGGTTAGGGAGAACTATTAACTTCTCTCTCTTTTCTAACAATGGCTAACGCCACTCAATCCGTACTCGGTACTCTTAATAAAGCTGTAGCCGATACCGCTGGTAATCGTGCATACGATACCAAATACGCTACCTACCTCAATAATGGGGCCTCATCCAAGTAATTGGCTGAGTGCATCGGGTGAATTGCTGGAACCCTAAGGGTATAATATACCTATGGCAATCAGCAGCCAAGTCTTGCACGTTCTTGCAAGAAAGGTCCAGAGACTACATGGTGTGTCAAGCGTGGCACGTAATACATGATTAGCGCCCGACATCCCAAGTGGATGAAGATATAGTCCTCCCCTAATCGAAAGACTAGGATACGGAGCAAATTGTTCAGCGGCGAGCTGTTCAAAGCTTATGAGTCCGCCACGATTGCACGTGATACCGTGCAGCGTCGTACTCTGAAGAACGGCAAGTCCCTGCAGTTCATCTTTACCGGTCGTATGACCGCTGGTTACCACACCCCTGGTACTCCTATCCTTGGTAGTGGTGATCCCCCGGTGGCCGAGAAGACCATCGTCTGTGACGACCTGCTCGTCAGCTCTGCCTTTGTGTATGACCTGGACGAGACTCTCGCTCACTACTCGCTGCGCGGCGAGATCTCCAAAAAGATCGGTCATGCCCTCGCTGAGGCTTATGACAAAAAGATCTTCCGTATGATCGCCAAGGCCGCACGTGAGGCGCACCCCATCACTGCAGCTCCTGGTCCTGAGCCCGGTGGTTCGATCATCCAACTGGGTGTTCAGAAGGAGTTTGATGCTCAGTCTCTGGTGGACGCTTTCTTTGAAGCTGCAGCTATTCTCGACGAGAAGAACCTGCCCAAGACTGGCCGTCATGCTGTGCTGTCTCCCCGTCAGTACTACGCACTGATCAGCCAGGTCGATTCCAACATCCTCAACCGTGACTACGGTGCCTCCCAAGGTAACCTGAACAGCGGTGAAGGCCTGTATGAAATCGCTGGTATCACCATCAAGCGCAGCAACAACCTGCCTTTCCTGGCCGGTAACGTGGCTGCTGTGAGTGGTGAGAACAACAACTACTCCGGTGACTTCAGCACCCACTGCGGCCTCATCTATCAGAAGGATGCTGCTGGTGTGGTGGAGGCCATCGGTCCTCAAGTGCAGACCACCTCTGGTGATGTCTCTGTGCTGTATCAGGGCGATGTGATCCTGGGCCGTCTGGCCATGGGTTGCGGCACCCTGAACCCCGCTGCTGCTATCGAGCTGCAGTCTGCTCGTTCCTGAGGTATTTAACCAATGGCTGCTTCTAACGCCGCTGGCGTCTGCACCACTGATGCTGAACGCAAATCGGTGGCTAAGACCCAAAAAGGCTACGGCACTGCTGTGGCTGACTCTGCTGTCAAGTCGGTGACCAAAGGTCTTCGTCTTGCCTACCCCAGCGTTGAGTGCAACATCACCAACGTCTGATCTTTTAATTACGGGGGAGCTTATTAAGAGTTCCCCTCTTTTTCTTTAATAGTGATATGCCCCTTCCTAGTGCTTTAGTGGCCACCGAACTGGCTGCCGTAAATCAAATACTCGGAGCAGTAGGACAGGCTCCTGTCACTACTCTCGATCAAACCAACCCTGACGTAGCTATCGCATACGACACCTTGAATGAGGTGAACCGTGAAGTGCAAGCAGAGGGGTGGTCATTCAACACAGAATCTGAATTCCCATTCAAACCGGACGACAACGGTGAGATTGCAATTGCTGACAACATCCTTCTTCTTGATCTTTCCGACCTACCGGAGAATCGAGGGGTTGAGGTAGTCCGCAGGGATAGCAAGTTGTACAACAAGATCGATCACAAGTACACATGGACAGACACACTGAAGTGCGACGTGGTCTGGTTGTTTGATTTTAAGGATCTCCCGATCCCGTTCCGTGACTACATCACATCACGAGCAGCGGTTCAGGCTTCAACCAAGATGGTGGGTGACTCCACAGTCTATTCAATGCTTCAACAAAAGGAAGCAATGGCCCGTGCCAATGCTCTTGAGTATGAATGCAATCAAGGTAACTACACCTTCTTTGGCTTCCCCCGTGGGATGAACTTCTATAACAGCTATCAACCGTACCGTACCTTAGCTCGATGATATGGCTTCAGTCACTCAACGTATTCCTAACTACTTAGGTGGTGTCTCTCAACAGACAGATGATCTGAAGTTTCCTGGTCAGCTACGTATTTGTCAGAACGCATACCCTGAACCGACGTTCGGTTTGATGAAGCGTCCTGGTGGTAAGTTCGTTGCTGAACTAAAGGATGCTGCTGGGGCAGTGATCTCCCCGTCTACATACGACAACGGTAAATGGTTCTCGATCTTTCGGGACAGTGTTGAACAATACATCTGCGTCATTAAAGGAGCTGAGATCAAGATCTGGAGTCTGCTGACTGGTGCTCCTAAGACCGTCACCTACGGTGCTGGTGCAACTAGCTATCTCACCGGTGCAAAGGATGACTACGATGTCCTGACCATCAATGACTACACGTTCATCACCAACAAGATCGTTACTGTAGGTACACAAGCAGCACCGAGCTACACCTACGGTAAACGTGCGACCATCCGTCTGAATACTGTTGAATATGCAGCTAAGTACGAAGTCACACTGAACAGCACCACAGTCAGCTACACCACGTTCAACGCTGAAGCAGCGATCACTACTCCGTCACAGACAGAGAACACAGTAACTGCAGATAGGATAATTGATTCCCTGGTGACATCGATCAATGGTGTCAGTGGGTTCACTGCAACCAAGATCGGTACAACGATTGAAGTAGAGAATGCTTCAGCCTTTACTATCACCGTCAAAGGTGGTGCTGATAAGGAAGCCATCGTTGCCTTTCAAGATTCAGTAGACAATATCTCTCGGCTTCCTGCAAAGGCCAAGCACGGAAGGATCGTGAAGGTCAGCAATAGCGTGGCTGTAGAGGATGATTATTTCCTCAAGTTCTTTGCAGATAATACTGTCTCTGGTCCTGGGTACTGGGAAGAGACAATCAAACCTGATGTCAGTACTGGTTTGACTGCATCAACAATGCCACACCAGCTAGTACGTAACAACGATGGAACCTTCACGTTCAGGCAAGCAACGTGGGAGAACCGTCTGGTTGGTGATAACGAAAGCAATGAACACCCGACCTTTGTAGGTCAAACCATTAAGAAGCTCTTCTTTTACAACAACCGTCTTGGTGCGTTAACTGAAGAGAACGTCTCCATGAGTCAAACCGGAGACTACTTCAACTTCTATCACAACAGTGCGCTGACCACCATTGCGTCAGACCCGGTTGACATCAGCTGCTCCTCGATCCGTCCTGCAACGCTCCACGGTGTGGTTCCTGTTGCACAGGGGTTGCTGCTATTTAGCCGGTCCCAGCAGTTCCTTCTACAAGGTGCTAACGGGGTGTTGACGCCTGGTACAACCACCATCAAGACCATCTCCAATTACGAGATGGATACGTTGAATGATCCGGTTGACCTAGGTACTACGGTTGGATTCCTATCTAAGACACCGTCATATAGCCGCGTGTTTGAGATGCAGACCCGTGGTCAAGATGAAAGCCCGATTGTGTTGGATATCTCTCGGGTTGTACCTGAGTGGATTCCTTCAACAGTTGATCAGGTTGTAGGTTCTCCGCAGAACTCGATCCTATCGATGGGTTCTACATCAAGCAGAGACCTGTACCTGTTCCGTTTCTACACCACTGGTGAAGAGCGACAGATCCAATCCTGGTTCACTTGGAGGATGTCTGGACTTGTACTGCACCATGCAATCGACAGTGATGTCTTTTGGGTGTTGACAAAGCAGGCTGGCTCCTACGTCATCCACAGAATCAACCTGATCCAGAGTTCCACCACCTCCAGCTTTGTCACCAGTGACGGTAGCCGTGTGGATCCTCGATTGGATATGTGGTCAGCACCTGCAAGTAAGACCTATGTCAGTACACCAGGATCTGAGCACACCAAGGTCTACCTGCCGTATAAGCACGATTCCAATCGGACACTGTGTGTTGTAACCACTAACCCTGCAACAACACCAACCTACACAAACGCTGGTCTTGTTCTGTTCCCGACAGTGCTGCAAGACGGTGGTGGGTACTACGCAAAGGTAGATGACCTAGACCTATCTAGTGATGACCTTGTTGTGGGTTACACGTACAGCATGGATCTAGAGATGCCACGGATCTACTACCGGTCAAGCAATAACGCTAATCAATCCGACTACGCTGCCTCGCTGATCCTTGCACGACTGAAGTTCATGCTTGGTCTTGGTGGTGACGTAATCTTCCGTCTTAAGACCGCTGGACGTACTGAGTGGGTTGAAACTCAAGGCGTCAAGGACGCTGAGTTCTATCTAGCCAATGATGTTCCATTTGTCGGTACATCTCAGTTTACAGTACCTATTCATCAACGGTCAGAGAACTTCAATCTTCGCCTGACTTCTGATTCGCCCTTTCCAGTCAGCCTGTTGTCAATGATGTGGGAAGGAAACTATTCACCACGTTTCTACACAAGGAGATAATAGATGGCATTTCCATTGGGGGCCGTCCTTGGATTAGGCTCTACAATATTTGGTGCAATCGGTTCTAACTCCTCAGCCAATGCCGCAAGACGTGCTGAGCAGGAAAGGATCGACAACCAGTTTAAATACGACAATAGTCAGTACCAGTTCAACTGGAAAGACACACGTCTTGATTACAAATACCGCAAAAAGGAAGCTGCCAACACGCGCAGCAACCAAGAAGCAAACCTTGCTTGGCAGGACGAGACAAACCTACGTAACTATCGGGACACTCTAGCAATCCGCAAGTTTGGCTACGATAACGAAGTCCGGCAGTTTAACCAGTCTGAGAAGAACTATAAACTGCAGATGGGTTTCAACAACATGGCAGCTGGTGTTGCACGTGAAGCTGAAGCTAGGAAGTTTCAAGAAGTCCTGACTGGCATGGCATTTGACCAGCAAGATATGTTCGTCAAGATGCTGCAGGAAGAAGGTCAGGTCGTCGCCTCTGGTGGCTCTGGACGGTCCGCTGGTAAAGCTCTGGCTTCAGCTATTGCTGGATACGGGAGAAACCAGGCAATCCTTGCTGAAAGCCTTGTGAGTGCTACTAAGGAGAACCGTATTGCTAACCGCCAGATTGACACGGAGAAGTACGGGGCAGACCTAGCAGCAAACGCTCGACGGATGCTTGCACCACTGAAGGGACCTGACCCGAGCGCACCACTGAAGATGCCTAGGGCTGTGGTCATGGATCCACGGAAACCACGCAAGCCGCCCAAGCCAATCAAAGGTACGAATACCGTACAGGGTGGTTCTGGTATCACTATGGCAGCAAGTGTGGCAAATGGGATTGCCGGTGGATACACCAGCGGTCTATTCAATTCAGTGCTTCCTAAGAACCTTCAATACACAGGTTAACTATTACAGTGATTTAGATGGAACAAATCAGGTATCAAGGGTACGCCCGCGAGAGAGGTTTTAACCCCATCCAGGTTTCTAACGCTAATGTTGAATCGATAGGTCAGCAAGGCCAGGCACTGCTACGGCAGATGCGAGAGAATCAACAGATCGAGCGTAGCAACCGGGATGCTTATCTTTCTGGTCAAGAAACACGGCAAAGGATCGAGCAACAGAATCGTGATGCGAACTTTGAATTCAGTCAGAGGAGTCGGGAACGCTACCAACAAGGTGTTCAGCAGAACCTCAAGACGAACGTTGAAAACGCTGTACGTAACCAGCAGAACCTAGAAAACAACATCACAGCTGTTGGTGCCCTAGCTTCATTAGCACCATCCCTTAACAAGGTAGTCCTCAACTACCAAAAGAATAAGGATGAGGCTGATGAAATTGAGGGCATGAACCTCGTGAGTCAATACGGGGTCTCACCTGAAAAACTCCAACGTTACAAGGAGAGCATTGCCAAGCTGGATCAAGCTGATGCAACAGTTAAACGTGTTGTAAACCAGCTTGAGTTTGAAGGTACTCCGGTTGACGTACTTGAAAAGCTAACCAACCTGTCTGGTCGTAAGCTGTACGGCGCGACAAAGATGTACGCCATCCAAGGTGCGATGGAGTACCCGCTGTGGCGAGCACAGAACGGTGACACAGAACTGAATGAGGCCGGTCTAACGCTTAACGGTGCCAAAAGTGAAGCCGATTGGGAGACCGCTAATGCCCTGCTTCGCACCCAGTTCCAAAAGCAGTTCCTTGGAATCAATCCAATTCTGTTGAATGAGCACCTGTTCCCGAAGATGGGTCTTCAGGAAACAACAGAAAAAGCTCAATACCTTGAAACACTCTACAAGGTAAAGCAACAGGATATGGAGGAGCAGAAGCTCAATGATCTTCGCTCCATGATTTCTGATCCAGAAACAGCCGGTGAAGGTGCCCTGAATTGGGTTCGACGTGAGGCTGGTGTTGGTGCTGATGGTAAGTCGCCATTCCTAGGTCAGAAGGGTCGTGAACTGTTTAAGCACCTGACGAAGCTGGCCACTGATGGTTTGCTAGAGCCTGGTGTGTGGGAAAAGATCAAGAGTCACTCTTACACCCACAATGACGGCTCTACTCGGAAGGTCTCCGACACGTTCGCTCTCTATGCAGGTGATGTAGAGAAGGCCTTAACAGCCCGTCAGAAGGAGGCGTACCAGAACCGAGAGTTCCAAGACACGTTGGCTGGTGAGGAACTGGACGACCTCTTCCAACAGAAATATGAAGCCGAAGGTTTCTCCGATGAAGAGCTTGAGCAAGCCAAGGAGAAATACGCGAAAGCAACTGGTGGCAAGCAGTCACAGTTCCTATCCAGCATTGAATCCCGTACATCTACAAAGCTCGCCGATTCTCTTGCCGACCAACACCTAACTTACCTGAGCAACCGAGGACTTCTTACATCAAAAGAACTCCTGCGTCCAGGGAAGTATTCGGAGACACTAATCAAGAAGTACAAAGATGCCGCCTCTAACGGTGACAAGCTTGGCGCTATTGATCAGACGGCAATGAAAGCACAGCTTGGGATTCTCAATGCACGTGCCTCTGAATTGCTTGAGCAGACAGGAGCTGACAAGAAGGACTCTAGTGCTTATAAGTGGGTTCAAGTTGAAATCGAACGTGTCTTCAAAGACAAGGCTCTTGATGAGATCAGAAAGGGTAACCAAGCTGGAGCCATAGGCGCTGCTTCTGAATACGTCAACAACCTCCTGTGGGATGGGAAAGAGTCCCGTAAAGGTCCATTTGCAATGACTAACGACATAGGGTCTCTTAATCCATATGTCGGGATGGGAAAGGCTAACACCTATGTCAAAGAGGTCCAGCGTGTCGGAGCAATTGCAGCCAGCATCGACAAAGATTCTCAGTACCTGGAGAACAACGTCAAGCTGACTGCCCCAGAAATGAAGCAGCTTCAAGCATTTGCTACAGGTCGGGGTGGTTCACTTCCTCCAATCATCTTTGCACTTGCTGCTAAGTCTCCATCACTGTCTCCTGTTGACATCATAAATGCACAGCTGAAGGCTGCTGGGATAGATCCACTTCAGCCGGTGTATTCGGAGGAGGTACGTCAGGGTCTCTCACCGTACCAACGGAGGATTCTTGAATATCGTCCATCCTCTGCAAATACCTACCAATCCTTTGGGATGAACAATGGACCGGATCCATACCGTGAACTGCTCAATTTGATTGCTGACAAAGAGAGTGCTGCATACGGTCACTACGACGCAATGAATCGTGGTGGATACAGTGCTCACGAACCAATTGGTTCTGCAAACTCAAAAGATGTATTTGGAGTCGGCCTGTCAAACATGACAGTCGCACAGATAATGGAGCTTCAAAAGGGTAGGAAGGTCCATGCTGCTGGCCGCTATCAAATCATTGCCAAGACACTTGGTGGTCTGATGGCCGGTAGCTACGGCTCAACCGGAGTCAACCTAAACGATCCATTCAACGCTGCAACTCAAGACAAGCTTGCTATCGCTCTGCTTCGTGGACGTGCTGGGCGGTTCTTCAGTGGCTCTGGAACGCTGAGTGAAGCGATTGTCGGGATGGGCAATGAGTGGTCTGGTCTTGAAAAGGTAAGCCGTGCCACCCTTGCAAAACGCCTTGAAACGGTTAAAGCTCGCCTTAATAGCCCCAACATGTGGCGACAACCAGAAAACATCCGAACTGGTGTCGTTTACAAGATCGGCAGCCTTGGTTACGGCTCCACTGGACCACACCTAGATCTGAAACGTGTGGATCGTGGAACGATGAAATCAACCGGCAGCGTTCCAATTGCCACCACTGAACTCGATCAGTATGTTGAGGTTCAGACAAAAGGTGCATGGAAACCCCTTTCTAAGGGCACAGTAATTACTGATGGTGAAAAAGAGCATAGGTCACGTTCCCGCTCATCTTACGGAATCGATTATGCAGCCCCTGCAGGCACTCCTGTACGCCTGAAGAACGGTGCGGTCGCTGTCGGTAGCTTCAAAGGTGATGGCGGCACCGACCATTTAATTATTCAACTTCCTGATGGAAGACGCTTCCAATTCTTGCATGGCACTAATGCCTAACTCTTATGTTTTCTAATTCAAACTTTACTGAAGAAGACTGGGATCAGGATGCCTTAAAACAGCAGGTCATTGATTCCCAGAACTATGCACAAGAAGAGGCTGCGCGTACCCAAGCATTTGAAGGTCAGGTCCAACAGGAAGCGCAGCAATATGATCAAAAGGCTGACCTAGTCAAACCTGATGGTCAACTTAAAACAAGCTTTGATACAAAGGATCCAAAGCAGTTCGGCCTGAAGGAGAACTTCCAAGAAGCCCAGAATGCTGTTGTTGGTGGAGCACAGGACGTTGTCAACTCTGTAGCAGCTGTGCCACAGAAGATCTTTGATCCTCGCTTCTATCAAACCTCAAGCGGTCCCTACCGTCCTGCTTGGTTGCCATTCAACCCTGATGAGCAGCCCATCAATAAGACTGTTTGGGGTAAGTTCCTTCGTGGTGCTGTTGAGTTCGGTGGTCTTATGGCCCTGACTCGGAAGGCATCTGGTGGTTTATCGAAGGTTGCAGGTACTGGGAACGTCGTTGGTAAGGGCCTCCAATACGTTGCTAAGGGTTCTCCGATGGTTAAGGGTCAACCCCTTCAGAACCTCGGTAGAACCGCCCTACACGGTGTTGTAGTAGGTGCTCCTGCTGACCTGATCGCCAGCACGTCCACTGAATCCAATATGGCAGCTGATCTGATCAAGATGCGGCCTGACTGGGAAGATGCGCTAAAGCCGTTTGCAACTCATGAGCAAATGAGCCCAGCACAGCGTTCCTTGTACAACATGCTGGAGGGGATGGGGGCTGGTCCTGTACTCGATATTGCAGCATCTGGTATTGGTGCTGGAGTCAAGAAGGTCACTACCAACCTCGGTAAGCGTGGTGGTGTTGGTGAAACGAAAGCTCCCGTACCACACCCGAACGACAGCCGCTATGCATCGATGCGTAAGGCTGCTACAGATCAGCTTGACTTCAAAGTTACTGCTGGTACTCAGCGTGATGTGGAGAAAGCTTTCACTGCTGATCCGACGATCAACAAGCAGTGGAAGGAGATGTCTGCTGACGAGCAGTACGCCGCTAAACAGGCCTATGCCCGTAAGGCTGGTTACGACTGGGCTAGCGACAAGCACCCAGCGCTAAAGCGTCAGGAGTCCCAAGAAGCCAACGAAATCAACAACGGTATTGAACGCCTGAAGGCTGACCCCGATGGTGAACGTGGGTTTGATTCCTACATCAACGAAGGTGGTGATGTCCACCAGGGACGTGCCAACAGCACTACAAGGTCCATTGTGGACACCTTGGAAAGTACACATCACATGTCAACCAAATGGTCGGAGATGGATGGTACGCCAAATAACTTCATCACTAAGAACGAACTAGAGCGGATTAACAACACGCCCGGTGGAACTCCAATTACCCAAGAGGAGTACATGAAGCGGGTTGATCGTGATCCGATCTTCCGTCAGACCATTGAGCAGTTACGTGCCAATCGTGTACCCATCGATGAGCTGGCTCCGCAGGTCATGCGTGAGTTCGACGAAGTCATTGCTGGGCGAAAGACTATTGCCAACATGACTGATGCTGAGTTTGAATCTCTGTTCACCCGTAACTACGACGAGTACGGGCGGTATGCAGGAGTTGATTTCTACTCAGATGTTGACCACCTCAAGGCTGCTGTTCTGACCGGTACTCTGAACCGCGAGCTGCGTGACTATGCACAGCTTCAACGCTCAATCATGGATCAGGTAGACCCCACTGTAAAGGATGGGACACTTGATCAAATGCTGGACCGCTACACGGCTATTGGCATTGGTCTCAAGCAAAGCCGGTATCTCCGTAGTACTGCACTGAGCAACCTGAAGTACCTGAATGGTGAGACAACAGTCAAACCTCCAGCAAAGACTGAAATCGGTGCAAAGCTAACTGAGATTGCCGATAGTCAACGGAACATCAAAGAACTCATCCGTGAAGCAATTGACAACGATACTTCAGATGAACTGCTCAAGCTGGTGACCGATGCGTTCTCAATGAACGACAAGTTGTCCACTTGGGCTGACGTTGATGAGTTCTTCGCTAACAAGCTGACTGGTTACAAAGATGGTGATATCCGCCATCAAAGTGCTATCCAGAAAGAGCTTGGCTCCCTGATCATCCACAGCACAATTTCTGGTCCCAAGACGCCGCTCCGTGCAGCCTTTGGTACGGGCCTGGTGACCTTCACACGTCCAGTACAGACCGCGATGGGTGCAATGCTGCGTGGCGACGAACGTGCGTTACGAGGTGCTTGGGCATCGCTGAACGGTATGACCGACAGCATTGGTGAATCATGGAAGATCTTCCGTCATCAACTCAAATCTAACTTCAGCGGGAACGAGATCCCCGACCTGAACACCATTGCTACCAACTACACCCGTACCGATACGGATGCTGAATGGGAAGCGATGGGTGAGTGGGTCAAGAACCGTGGTACTGATGCCCACCAAGCTGCTTACGGCTGGGCGAACACACTGCGGTGGATGAACAATAACCCGTTCCTCACATGGTCTTCACGTGTTATGTCCGCGTCCGACATGGCCTTCCATAACATGATTGGTCGTGCCAGGTTGCGTGAGATTGCCTACCACAAAGCCTACGACTCCTTGGTCGAGTCAGGTCGAGTTGTAGATGAAGCTGCTATGCCAGACCTTGTAAGCAGATACGAAACTGCTTTCTACGACGAGGTCTTTGATGAACGTGGGATGTTGACAGATCAGATGGCTAAGTACTCAGCATCTGAAGCTGCAATGACAAATGATATTCCCAAGCTTGTGGAACGTTTAGAGCAAGCCTTTGCTGCTCACCCGTTCACTAAGCCGTTCATGCTGTTCACTCGGACAGGCTACAACGCACTTGAACTGGCTGGTAAACACACACCGTTTCTGAACCGGTTTGTCGAAGAGGTCTCAGCAGTCAAGAACCTTCCAACTGGCCACCCTGACCTGTTGAAGTACGGCATCTCTACTGCTGATGATCACCAAGCAGCTAAAGCATTGATTGCTGGCCGTGAAGCAATGGGTGCATCCGTCATCTTCCTTGCTGGTGGTTTGTACATGTCCGGCCGTCTTACTGGTAATGGACCTGAAGACAAGACACTTAGGGATGCATGGATCGGACAAGGGTGGCAACCTAGGTCAATCATGGTTGGCGATAAGTTTGTCAGCTACGACTCGATTGAACCATTCAACAGCTTCCTCGCAATGGTTGCTGACGTAGGCGACACTCAAAAACAAATGGGTGAAGCATTCAGTGAAAAGATGATTGGTCGCCTGTGGTATCTGGTACAAGCAAACGTTGTCAATAAGTCATTCCTCTTTGGGCTTTCTCAACTTACTGAGTTGATGGGTGCCCGGGATGCTGACAAGATCGGCTCTGTTGCCGCAGGTATGCTGAACAGCTACATTCCTATGTCAAGCATGCGGAATGAAGTTGGTAAATACTTCAACCCTGGGATGCGTGAACTTGAGGCTGGCTTCCGAGACAGTCTGAAGAACCGTAACCTGTGGGCAGGAGAACTTGCTGAGCTTCCCTACAAATACGACACGCTCAATGGTGAACCCTTGAAGCTGTACGACTGGGGTACTCGGACTTGGAATGCTGTGATGCCGTTCCAACTGAATACTGCCCCCACTGCCACTCGTCAAACACTGTGGCGGTCGCTGTATGACGTAAAAGTCTCGGTCAACACCAAGCCTGATGGTGGACCTATTCCTGGTCAACTAAAGAGTAAATGGCAGATGCTTATCGGAAAACAGAATGTCGAAGCACAACTGACTGAACTCTTCTACGGCAAGAAGACTGGTCAACAGATGATGGCTTCGATCCAGAAGATGGAAAAGGATCGTGATGCAGGTCAGCTGACTGAAGCTTCGACATATGTCCACTACCAAGCAGTCGATAGCATCTTTAAAAACGCCAAGCGTCAGGCTTGGGTACAGATGACGCAGTTCCCAGAAGTCAGTGCCATCCTGCAGCGAGAAGCTACTGCTAACGCACTTGCGGAGCTACGGAAGAAGGGTCGTTATAACGATGCCGATCAGATGCAACAAGTCCTTAACCTTCCAAACGGTAAGTAGTAATGGCAACAACCCAAAATACCTACACAGGGAACGGTTCAACCGTTCTCTATGCCTTCACCTTTCCATATCTTGAGACAACCGACATCAAGGTTTCCTTGGATGGTACGGTTACAACTGCATACACTCTAGCCAACGCCACTACTATCCAATTCACAACGGCTCCGGACAATGGAGCTGCGATACGTATTTACAGGCAGACTGATGACTCCAATCTTCAGTCAACGTTCTATCCGGGTTCTGCTATCCGGTCTTCGGACCTGAACGATAACTTCACGCAGACTCTGTATAAAGTCCAAGAAGTTACTAACTACTCGATTCAGAATGTCACCAATCAAACCATTGATAGTGTCTGGATTTTTCTTCAATCCCCAGTTGTTCCCACCCCCACTCAATCTGGCCAGGCCGTAAGTAAATCTTATGTTGACACCCTAGCGTTCAATACTACGGGCATTGCCGATGGGAACAAAGGTGATATTACTATCTCAAGCCAAGGTAATGTCTGGACACTTAATCAGACATACCTGACTACATCAGCAGCGGCAGCTACCTACGCACCTCTGTCCGGCCTAGGCTCATACCTAACCACAGCCACAGCGGCAAGCACATATGCACCTTTAGCATCTCCTACATTTACTGGAACTGTTTCTGGTATCAATGCTTCGTTCAGTGGTGCTGTTATTGATGGTAAAGGTAACCTCCGATCTATTCCCGTTAATCCTCAAGTCTCTGCCTACACACTCGTCTTGGCTGATGCTGGGAAATGTATCTCCATCACTACTGGTGGCGTCACGGTCCCATCGGGAATCTTTGCAGCTGGAGATGCAATCACTATCTTCAACAACAGCACAAGTAATCAGAGCATTGTCCAGGGTGCGTCTGTGACGATTAGACAAACAGGCACGGCAAATACTGGCACTCGCACATTGGCTCAGTACGGCATTGCAACACTTCTCTGTGTGGCATCAAATACCTTTGTTATTAGCGGCGGGGGATTGAGCTGATGTCAATGCAGCAGATGTTGCTTGGTGGGAGTTCCGGTATTTCGGCAACCGGAGGCAGTGTCACAAGTTCCGGCGGATTTCGTATTCACACTTTTGCGGCTACTGATACATTTACTGTAAATAGTGTTCCCGTGGGAGCCACGGTTGAGTACCTCGTTGTCGCCGGAGGTGGCGGTGGTGGTGGTGGCTTCTACGGCGCTGGTGGCGGTGGCGCTGGTGGCATGAGAGCTGGAACGCTAACCCTCGCCACTGGGACCTACACCGTGTCAGTTGGTGCGGGTGGATCTGCGTCCAATGGCACCAGTTCCATCTTTAGCAGCATTGCCGCAACCGGGGGAGGTCGCGGTAGCAGCGGCGGTGGCGCTGCCGGGACAGGCGGATCTGGTGGCGGAGGTGGGGCCAACAATAATTTTGGCACTGGTGGTGCCGCAGGAACTGCAGGCCAAGGCAACAGCGGCGGCAGTGGAGATTACGCAGGGGGCAGCGTCTATACCGGCGGCGGTGGTGGTGGCGCAGCGGCTGCAGGAGGAAACGGCAGTGGTAGTCAGAGTGGCCACGGCGGAAGTGGCTCAATTAGCAGCATTACTGGCACCAACCTCTCGTATGCAGGCGGTGGAGGTGGCGGCGGCCTTGGTTCTTCACCAGGCTTTGGCGGTCCAGGCGGCGGTGGAGGTGGTGGCGTTTACAACACCAATAATGGAAGCCACAACGGCACAACAAATACTGGTGGGGGTGGAGGCGGGCACCCTGGCTCTTATGCCGGCAATGGTGGCTCCGGCATCGTTGTTATCCGCTACTCAATTCTTTAATAATGGCACACTACGCACAGCTTGACGATCAGAATGCCGTCATCAATGTTTTAGTTGTTGCAAATTCTCAAATTACAAACCCTCAAGGACAAGAAGACGAGCAGCTTGGAATTGGTTTCTTGTGGCAACTCTTTGGTCGTGACACTTCTTGGGTGCAAACAAG